ACTGCCTACCTCTTCAAGGGAAAGCAGGGCAAATACTACTGCATCTGTAAAGGCGCAGGATCCTCTTGATAAGGAAGGTGCTGTCGGTTTCTTCAACCGTGCATTCTTCCCTATCGGTCGTGCCATCGAAAAATATCTGTCGGATGTGTATGAGCCGACAGACAACGAGAACCGCTGGCATTATATCCGGTCCTCCAGTATGGCAGGCGTGGAAATCATCGAGGGTGGCAAGTTCGTATACAGCCACCATGCCAAAGACCCTGCCTATCTCAAGCTGTGCAACGCCTTTGATCTCGTCCGCATTCACAAGTTCGGTGACGATGATGTGAAGAAATCCTTCAATGCCATGTGTGAACTTGCTATGCAGGACGATGAGGTCAAGCGTATCGCTATGGAAGAAAAACTGTCACAGGCGGAGACTGACTTCAATGTCTCTAACGGAGACTGGATGACCAGGCTCAAGTATCAGCCGAGGTCTGGTCAGCTGGAAAACAGCGTTTATAACCTGAACCTGATCCTCGCTAATGATCCGGATTTTAGAAGCTTTGCTTATAACGAAATGGCCAATCGTATCCAGGTCACTGGTCCGTTGCCTTGGGAGCGCCCAGAGGGAAATCAGTTCTGGCGAGATGCGGATACAGCACAGCTTAAGTCGATCATCGATATTCGCTACCTTCCCTTCTCAAGCAGGAATCATGATGTAGCTTTTACGAAGATTGCAGATGACAGGCATTTTCACCCGGTCCGTGACTACCTCGACAGTCTGCCGGAGTGGGACGGTATCGAGCGAGTGGAAGACCTTTTCATCCGTTATCTGCAGGCAGACGATACACCGTATGTCCGTGCAGTCACCAGAAAGACTTTTGCGGCAGCAGTTGCCCGTGTATATGTTCCGGGCATCAAGTTCGACTGTGTTCCGGTGCTGGATGGTGATCAGGGTATTGGCAAGTCCACCATCGTAAAAGACCTGGTCACTTCTGAATACTACTCCGAGACCCTATCCCTTACCGATATGGATGACAAGTCTGGTGCAGAAAAGCTGCAGGGCTTCTGGGCGGTGGAGATCGGAGAGCTTGCCGGTATGAAGAAAGCCGACATTGAGAAGGTCAAGGCCTTCCTTTCTACCTGCGATGACAAGTACCGTCCGTCTTACGGCAAGGTGGTGGAGTCCCATCCGAGACAGTGCATCATCATCGCAACTGTTAATGGTGAGCGTGGATATCTTCGTGACATCACAGGTAACCGCCGTTTCTGGATCATCAAGCTGCATCAGAAGAAGCAGAAAAAGACCTGGGACTTCACACCGGAATACCGTGCGCAGTTCTGGGCAGAGGCAAAGGAAATCTGGAAGTCCGGCGAAAAGCTGTACCTCGAAGGTGATCTCTTGGAAGTTGCAGAGGAAGCACAGCAGTCTGCTATGGAGGTGGACGAGCGTCTTGGCATGGTCGAAGAATATCTCAATACCAGACTGCCGGATGACTGGGCGGACATGGATCTGTTCCAAAGACGCAACTTCCTCCAGGGCAGTGAGTTCGGTATGCCAGAGCATAAGGGAGCCGTTATGCGTACTGAGGTATCCAATGCGGAGATCTGGTGCGAGTGCTACGGCAAGCCACTCCAGGAACTGAAGCCAACTGACAGCTACAGCATTGCAGCTCTGATGGCACAGCTTCCGAACTGGGAGCGAACCACCTCGATCAAGCGTCAGCCGATCTATGGCAGGCAGCGACTCTACAAGAAGACAACATAAGCAAGTACACAAGACTGCGACACAGACACAACTATTTCCCTTATATTACGAATGCGTTTTTTCAAGATATAGGGGTATGTAATCCGTGATATACGCACGTAGTAAATATAAGGGATTGGTTGTGAATTTCGTGTTCCTGTGTCACGGAGGAATTGGCATGAACGAGAAATTCATAGAGAAAAAACTCGTGGAGGCAGTGAAGAAGATGGGAGGTCTTGCACCCAAGTTTGTAAGTCCCGGACTTGATGGTGTGCCTGACCGACTGGTTATGCTCCCGATGGCAAGATTCGCTTTTGTAGAACTGAAAGCACCTGGAAAGAAAATGCGTCCTCTGCAGGTAAGGCGAAAAAGACAGCTGGAAAGGCTCGGCTTTTCGGTTTACTGCGTGGACAGCTTAGAACAGATAGAAACCGTATTACACGAGATTGGAGGTGATGCCCTTTGAAGTTCATACCACATGATTATCAGCAGTATGCCATCGACTTTATCAAGTCCCATAAAGAAGCTGCGGTCTTCCTTGATATGGGCTTGGGCTGACAAAACCGTCATTACCCTTACAGCACTGCACGACCTCATCCTGGATTCCTTTGAGGTAAGAAAGGTACTGGTCATAGCCCCTTTGAGAGTGGCGAGAGATACATGGCCTGCCGAGGTGACCAAATGGGATCACCTTAAGGGACTCACTTACAGCGTGGCGATCGGAACAGAAAAAGAAAGAATCGAAGCACTGATGAAGCGCACCCACATCCACATCATCAACCGTGAAAATGTGGACTGGCTTATCAATAAGAGCGGTATTCCTTTTGACTACGATATGGTAGTCATCGATGAGCTTTCCTCTTTCAAGAGCCATCAGGCAAAACGATTCAAGAGCCTTCTGAAGGTCAGACCTTTTGTCAGACGCATCGTAGGACTGACCGGAACTCCTTCAAGCAATGGCCTTATGGATCTCTGGGCACAGTTCAGAATCCTGGACTGCGGAAAGAGGCTGGGCAGATACATCACCCATTACCGTGCAGCTTTTTTTCTCCCGGACAAGCGGAGCGCCGAGCGGGTGTTCACCTACAAGCCTGCAGACGGAGCGGAGCAGATGATCTATGACCGTATTTCGGATATGACCATCAGCATGCGTTCTGCGGATTACCTGACACTGCCGGAGTGCATCATCAATGAGGTACCGGTATCTATGAGCGAAAAGGAGCGGGATATCTATGATACCTTCCGTGCCGATATGGTGGCAAAGGTCAAGGGTGAGGAGATTGATGCCGCCAACGCAGCCGTGCTTTCCGGCAAACTCCTGCAGATGGCAAATGGCTGCATCTACGATGAGGATAAAAAGGCTCTTCAGATACACGACCGCAAACTGGATGCCCTGGAAGAGCTCATCGAAGGTGCCAACGGAAAGCCTGTCCTTATTGCCTACTGGTTTCAGCATGACCTTTCCCGTATCAAAGAGCGTTTCACAATTCGTGAGATAAAGTCCTCACAGGATATAGCAGACTGGAACAGCGGAAAGATACCTGTGGCGGTCATCCACCCGGCTTCGGCGGGACATGGTCTGAACCTTCAGGCTGGCGGTTCTACCATGATATGGTTCGGACTGACCTGGTCATTGGAACTGTACCAGCAGTGCAATGCAAGACTTCACCGTCAGGGACAGACGGATACGGTGGTCATCCACCACATCATCACCAGGGGCACCATTGACGAAGATGTCATGGTAGCACTGCAGAGAAAGGAAAAGATACAGTCTGCTCTGATCCGTGCGGTGAAAGCTAATCTGGAGGTGAGCCGATGACCGACCCTTATCAGAACCTTGCCAATGCTATCATCCTGTCAGCGGTCAAGGACTGGCGGTTAGCAAGGCGAAAACTGAAACGAAAACCAAATAACAAGGATGCAAAGATACTGCTTGAGGAGTGTGAGAACTTCTTCCACTCCCAGTGGTATGCATCCCTTACCGATGTGGATGGCGAAATGCTTATCCGCAGACTCTATGAGGAGGATAGATAATGACAGCAAAAGAATATTTGAAACAGGCATACCGCATTGACCACAGAATCAATTCCGATATCGCAGAGCTTGGAAGGCTTCGTGAGATGTCCACGAGTATTTCTTCACCAAACTTGGGAGATAAGGTACAGATCAGTCACAGTGGTGATGCTCCCTTCATGAAATGCTTAGAACGCCTCTATGACCTGGAAGCGAGGATCAACGATGAGATCGACCTTTTCGTAGATCTCAAGAATGAGATACGAAGCGTCATTGATACGGTTCCCAACACAGATGAACGCATGGTGCTTCGCTACAGATACATTCACAATTTCACCTGGGAGCAGATCGGTGACGAACTGAGTGCTGACTCTCGTACCGTAAGGAGATGGCATGGACAGGCTCTGCAGCATGTGGTGCTTCCGGAAAATCCTATCAAAATTTGAAAAACGCCCGAAATGTCCGCCTTTGTCCTAAAATGCCCAGGTTGGAAATGTGATATAGTATAATCAGCAAAAAGCAAGATCAAATGAGCCTCGAAGGACACACCAAGTTCTCCGGGGCTTTTCTTATACCCAAAAGGAGGTGTGGAACTTGCCAAGAAAGCCGAAAAGACCCTGTGCCTTCCCCGGCTGTCCCAACCTTACTGACAAACAGTATTGTGAACAGCACGAGAAAATACAGAACAAACTCTACAACAAGTATGAGCGCAGAGCTGATGTAAACATCAAGTACGGCAGAGCGTGGCGAAGGGTTCGTCAGCGTTACGTGTCGGCACACCCGTTGTGTGAGCGTTGCCTTGAGCAAGGACGAATGACACCTGTTGAAGAAGTGCATCATATTATTCCTGTTTCACAAGGCGGAACGAATGAGGAAAGCAATCTTATGTCACTGTGCAAAAGCTGCCACAATAAAATTCACATTGAAATCGGTGACAGACAAATAAGACGGTGACCGGTAGGGGGGTAAAAATCTCTACAGCTATCATCTCGGACAACGGCCCGGGGTGTCACGCACAAAAATTGCGGTTCAAACGGGGTATTAAACCCGAACAGAAAACGGAGGTGATTTTAATATGGCGAAAGACGGTACAAACCGTGGAGGCAGACGAGTTCGTGCAGGCGACAAGCCTATGTCTGCTGCGGAGAAAATACAAAAGGGGCAAACTGTACGGGTGATGGAAAACAATCTGCCGGTACTCACTCCCACAGAGCTTGACGCTGTGGATTTGCCCGAGGGAGCAGTTATCGAGGGAGCAGATATGCCAAAGCCCAGCGACTACCTGTCAGCAAGGCAGAAAAACGGAGTTCCGCTCGGTGCTGATGAAATATACAAAGAAACGTGGCTGTGGCTTAAGGAGCGTGGCTGCGAGCGTTTGGTAAATCCGAGATTGATTGAAGCATATGCTCAGGCATTCGCAAGATACATTCAGTGCGAGGAAGCCACAAGCACTTATGGATTGCTCGGCAAGCACCCTACCACAGGCGGTGTTATTACTTCTCCGTTTGTGCAGATGTCGCAGCAGTATCAAAAGAGTGCCAACCTCATATGGTATGAAATTTATGACATCGTGAAAGAAAATTGCACAGTTCCTTTTGAGGACAATCCCAACGACACAATGGAGTTGTTGCTCAGAAAAAAGAGAGGAAACTAATATGAATTTCAAACTAAACAGCTTTTTGAAAAAACTTAAAAACAGCAGACCATATCTTTCAAAGCAACAGTATCGCACAATCAAAGGTCAGGCTTTGTCTGGCGATATTGACGGTGCACAGAAAGGTCTTAATTCACTTTTGAGGAGGTGTGCGTATGAACACAACAACAGAAATGCAGCTTGTTCCCGTTGAAAAGCTGATACCATATATCAACAAT